CTTCCACTATGGCTCGAAGTATCAAGTCCTCAAAGACCTCGCCGGCTCGTATGACTACATCGCGCTCGGGGGGTTGGTCGGCAAAAAAGGCCCGGAGAGGACGAAGCACCTGATTAACTGCTTTCAGGTGGCCGGAGAAAAGAAGCTCCACGGCTTCGGCTACACCGACATAAACCACATGACCTACTTCCCGTTCTACTCGGTCGATAGCTCAGCATGGCTATCAGGCCAGCGCTTCGGCGTCATGTATCTCTATGAAAGCGGCACCCTCAGACGAATAGGAAAAGACGAGTTCAGGAAGAAATACAAAAAGCGGTTCCATCCGCTCGGCGGAGGAAAAGCAGGTCAGGAGCGGCGTCTATTCAACGCCCTACAGTGGCGCAAGTTCGCGGATTATCTCGAAACCCTGCAACTTCGTCGTGGGACGAGCTGGCCCTCAGGGCCCAAAGACCTCGACCCCGGGATAAATATAGGTGGAACTTATGGCTGAAGATGGCGAGAAGGTTCCAGAAATCCTTACAGGCGCGCGCCCGGTCGGACGACCCAGAACAAAGACCGCGGAGGAGCGGGCAGCGTTCGACGCAAAGGTGGCCAAGATGCGCATAAACGGCCTTACGTTCGACCAAATCGCCCATGAGCTCAACTGCCACAAGGGCTATGCCCACGCGGCCTACAAGCGGTTTATGCTCGATTTCGCCAAGCATCACCAAGACGACCAAAGCGTTCTCCTCGCTGAGTTTCATTCTCGTATGGAGATGGCATGGAGGGCTCACCGGGCAAGGTATCTCCGTTCTGCGGAGAACTCAAGAGATGGAGTAGGCGACCTCAAGGTCATGCAAGAAGGCATCAAAATCCAGTGCGAGTTCTTCGACCGGGCCCAATCCGCAGGTCTGCTCCCGAAGCGCCACGAGGAGTTCGACATCAGCGAAAAAGACAAGGTTCTCGACTTCCTTCACGGCGTCTTCAAGAAGCCTACCACAACCCCTTAACATCACTACGATAAACCGAGCCTTCTAAATCGGGCCCTATCGCCGGGTCAGGTTTAGCATGACAATAAACCGGATGGTAAAATATGGTTCTGGACAAGCTGGCCTTCTTCAAGCAAATCGGCTACGTGCCGCACCCCGGACAGCTCTTGCTCCATCAGGCCACGGCCCGGCATCGCACTCTCGCCTGCGGTTCAAGATGGGGAAAGAGCATCTGCGCCAGCCGCGAAGCGATGGCCGCCATGCTCAAACCCGATAGCCTCGGGTGGGTCGTAGGGCCTACCTACGAGCTCGCATCAATCGTCTTCAACGAAATCGTAAGGACGTGGCAGCGAACTTTGCCGGGCATGATTGAATACGCCTCTGAGAGCAAGATGAAAATCAAGCTCATCAATAACGCTGAGTGTCATGGCAAGTCTGCGGACAAGCCGGAGGGCCTTCTCGGGCGTGGTGTGGATTGGATGATATGCGACGAGGCTGCGGTTTATCGCTCGGATATATGGCCTCAGTTTCTACAAGCAAGGCTCATCGACCGGAAGGGGTGGGCCTTATTCACGAGCACTCCGAAGGGCAAGGGGTGGTATTATCAGCTCTACCTTCTCGGTCAGAACAAAGAGCCCGAATACTTCTCGCTCGAAGGGCCCTCATGGGAGAACCCGATTATTGACAAAGAAGACCTGATGACCAAGAAGAAGCACTGGACAGAGCGCTATTGGCAGCAGGAAGTATTGGGGATATTCCTCGAAGATACCGGAGCAGTTTTCAGGAACGTCATGCGCCACGTGGCCGGCGAATTCCAAAAGGCGAAGCCCGGAGAAATCTACTCGATAGGAGCCGACTTAGCCAAGCATCAGGATTGGACGGTTCTCACGGTCATGGACAAGACAGGCCACGTTGTAGATTGGGAGCGGCTCCCTCAAGGGACAAGCTGGCCCATGCAGAAAATCAGGATAGCAGAGAAGTCCATGCAATACAACAACGCAATCGTCTATATCGACAGCTCAGGCATAGGCGACCCGATAGTAGATGACCTCAGAGCGATGCGCGTAAGGCTGCAGCCGGTTCCAACAGCCCAAGAGAAGACCCTGCTTATAGACGCCCTTGTAGTGGCGATGGACAACGACACGATAACGTTTCCCGAGTTGCCAATCCTTATCAGCGAACTTCAAATCTTCGAGCATGAGAAAACCAAGACGGGCCGGATAACCTACAACGCGCCTGAAGGCTTCCATGATGACGCGGTTATCTCCCTCGCCTTAGCATGGAGGGGGATTGGAGGGATGAGCTCAAAGGCCCCGGCTATGCTCGGGTGGTTCGAACCTCGCGGACCAGCGTTCGACTTTTCTCAGGGGCGGCCAATATGAAGCATTTTAAATCCGTTCTGCATGATAGGAGCATGGCAAAGAAGACGAAGGCCGAACCCTTGAAGCCTATTGAAAGCGGAGAGCCGGAGGCCGGAGTTTCTCGAACTCTCATTCTCGGATATGGAAACACGGGCGTTCCTCGCGTCAGTTCCAACACCGGAATAAGAATGACCGCAAGACAGCTTTTCACAATCAGAAAAAGGCACGCCTTCGTAGCTGCGGTTCATAACGCGATAATCAAGCAGGTCCGGAAGGTCGAGATTGAAGTCGTCCCAATCGACCCGAAGAAGCAGATAGATGAAGGCACGAAGTCGAGGATGGAGAACTTCCTCAAGACCGGATTTGGTGAGCTCGGCGAAAAGGAATTCAGAAGCCGGATGGTGGATACGAAGAAATGGTATGGGGACGCCTTCGCCGAGATAGTCTTCGACGCTTCAACGAAAGAGCCCATCATGGCCAACTACATCTACGCTGAAACCATGAGAATTCTCCCCGACGAACATGGAATAATCCTCGGCTATCCACAGGTTGTAGATGGCCAATTGACGACAACCTTCCCGGTCGAAAACGTCATGCACATGAAAGAGCATTACGACGAATATTCTCTTTTCGGGTGGCCGGACATCGAGAGCCTCATCGGTGCGCTTCTGCTCGATACCCTCGCGGAGGAGCATACAGCCTCAACGCTCGAGAACGATGCAACTCCGGCTGGCGTTCTCGCCTTCCCCTCGAACATCTCGGATATAGACGTCGCAAGGCTCAGGGCGCAGTTCATCTCTCAGCTCAGACAGAACCCGAACAAGCCCGTTTTCCTCAACAACACTCCGCAGTGGATACCGATGAGCATCGGGACGCTCAAGGATATGGACTATCAAGAGCTCCACAAGCAGGTCAAGGAGAAAGTGATGATGGTCTATTCGGTCCTTCCGATGCAGGTGGCCGTTGTCGAAACGGGGAGGCTCGCGAACCCCGAACAGCAATTAGAGATAGGCGAGGAATACATCAGGCAGGAGCTCGAGCAAGTGCAGGCTGCATATAACCTGAAATTCACGGCAAGGTTCGAAAGAAGCGAGAACCTCATGTATCGCTTCAAGGAGCTCGACCCGAAATTGGACGCGCAGAAGAAGGAAGCCGACATCATGCTCACGAAAGCGAACGCCGCGAAGACGCTCGCCTCGATACCGGATACATACACGATAAACGAAGTCAGAGCCGTATCCGGCCACGAGGAGCGCGAAGATGGGGAGCAGTATATCTCCGGGCCTGAACCTGCCCCGGCCTTTCCGCTTCAATCCATACCGCTTCAACAGAACCGCGCAAAACCAGAACTCAAGCCCTTCGCTGGCTATGCTGACTTCGATGATTGCGTCGCGCAGAACGGAGGCAAAGACAATCCTCAAGCCTATTGCGCGACTATTATGCAGAACGAAAGCGCGAGCCCGGAGAAGGCCCTCGAAACGAAAGCTCTCCAAATCCATAAACTCACACGAGCCCAAGGGCAGAAAAAGATGGTCTATGATATAGACCTGCTCCATGAACGGTTCATCAAGCAGGCCGTCAAGCTGGCTGCGGAACAATACCCGAAAACAAAAGACAAGAAGCTCGCAACGAAAGGCATAACCGATTTCGTGGTCGCTCTCGGTCCCATAACCTCCGCCCTCAAGGACGCGATGGACGCATCCGTCAAGGACAACGCCCGCGAAATCTTCAAGGGTTCAAAGGAAGCGCTCGGGTTCGGTTTCAATCAGCAGGACGAGAAGGCCCTAATGACTATCCTGCTTCAGAAGGACGGAGCCTTCGATGCGGTCAAGTCATTCACGAAAGACCAAAGAGAGGGCTTAGGGGAAGTGATGAAAGAGGCTTTTGAGAACGGATTGAGCGTCCCCGACATGAAGAAAGCTCTCAGGGAATACAGCGAACAGGAAGGCTGGAAGCTCGAACGAATAGCGAGGACGGAGAGCCATCGCATCGCCAACAACGGCCGGATAGCCGGTTATCAAGAGCTCGAGGAAAGAAGGGGCGAGGAATTTCTATACGATTGGAATAACGTCATAGATGACCGGACATCGGATGAATGTATCGAGATTGTAGCAGGCAATCCATATCCCCTCGACGAGATAATTAAACTCACGGATGGTGGATGCGTTCATCCAAACTGCCGAGGAGTAATCGTAAGGGCATTTAAATAATCCTCTGCGCTAAGGGATAACATGGCAAGAACTGCATGGAACAAAGGCAAGCCATGGAGCGAATGGATGTCTAAAGATGGAGCGGCAGTATCTATTTCAAATCTTAAGCCAAACCCCGCGTTCGTGAAAGGTCAAGTGAAGGACGAGGAAGAAAAGAAGGCATACAAGCCGAAGAAGAAATACGAAAAAGGAGAATTCTCATGGCGTCGGAAGGGTTCGACTACACGGTCAGAGTAGAAGGGCTCGACCAAGTAAATGATATGCTGAGGAACCTCGCGTCTAAGCTCCCCGAAAAGGCCGACCGGATAATCGAAGACGGGGCAGAACAGATTTTCTCTCTCTCGCAATCGCTCTGCCCGGTAGATACTGGAACACTCCTCGCTTCAGGCTCGCATAACCATACTTTTCTCATGAGCCAAGTCGGATACAACACGGAATACGCCGGATACGTAGAGTTCGGGACGAGCCGGATGGCGGCCCAACCCTACCTGACCCCGGCAGTTGAGGCGTTCATTCCTGACATAATCGAAAGGATGCAGACCGAACTCGCAGAAACATAATGCTTAAAAAGAAATCCCGCTTTATAGGGCGCATGGACAAAAACGTTCGACACCTGATTATCCCGGTCACTAAGGAACCGGATGGACAATATTTCGGCATCCTCTCGGACGACAGCATAGACCGGGACGGGGAGTTCATGGCCTCTGAGCTCATCGCTGAGTGGGCCAACTCTGAGCAATCATTACCTATGCTCGCCAACCACGACAACACCATGAAAAGTTTTATCGGCGCATGGAAGGAACGAA